AAATCAATACTAGTATCTGAAGATTCTGGTAATGCTGATACTATAACAGTGACTATAACTGACACAGATGACGCTGTTTTTAGCTTATTTAAGACTAAATCCATATCTGCTAATGGAACATCAGAATTACTATCTCAACCTTTAGTGGTTGCAGAGAGTGAAGTAATTAAAGTAACCGCAGCAACAGCTAATAGACTACATGTCGTGCTGTCTGCGCTCGAAATTAAGCCTAGAACAGTTACATCCTAGACTTGATTTACGTATAAAAAACAAGTATTATTATAAACCCAGGTGAAATTCCTGCCTTTAAAAATTAACACATAAAAATTATGGCTATAGATAGAACAGGAATATCATCATTGGACGCAGGCGCAGGAGAAATTACCTATTCAGGTAATGAAGGACCTAAATCTCCAGATCAACAATTAATGGCTCAAGCCGATCCTATGCTAGTAGAAAGGTATCAACAATACGTTTTTGAAATGGAAGAGCAAGGACTACAACCAATGTCATTTAGAGAATTTATGCAAGAAGCTATGTCAGGTATGGCTACGGGTGGAAGAGCGGGATATGCTAATGGACAATTAGTTAAACCTGGACCAGGAAGACCTGGTTATGGTGGACCACATGAAACATATGAAGCTGGTAAATCTTATAGTAGTTCAAATGAAGAAACTAATCGAGAACGAGCAATAAGAGCTTTCGCCACAAAGGGTTCAACAAATATACATAGTGTAGGTAAAGCGGAAGATCCTTATATAATGAAAGGTGGAGACATACATTATCAGGGTTCTCCTACTTACAATGAAGAAATTCAAAAATCACAAGACATAGTTAAAGAATCTCAAAAATCACTTTTAGACAAACACAATGATTGGAGAGCAGAGCAAGCAAGAAAATCTTTTAAAAAATTAATGCTTCATAAAATGAAAGGGAGTCCATTTACGCTTCCAAGTATGCTTGCAGCATTTAAAGGAGCAATGGACGATGAAGACTTTGAAGAAGAATATGGTGTAAGTTATGAAGATTTTTCAAATATGTCACCAATGCAAATGGAGGCTATATTTGGTTCAGTTAAAGATAAAGTATCCCAAGCTGAAAGAGATGACATAAGAAGACTTTCAGAAGGTTTAGGAAGAGATGATTTATATAAACAAGATGTATGGGAAGATATTTATTATGGTGATAAAGGTCCACCTGATTTAACTGGTGGTGGCGATGGACCACAACCAATTATTTATCCTTATCAAACAGCATCAGTACCAGAAACAGATACAGATACACCAACAGATGTAGATCCAATAACTGGATTTCCTACAGATCCAATTAGATTTGCAAGTAATCAACCTTCTGCTCATGACTTTACAGGTATATATGGTCAAAGAACAATTCCAGTAAAAGATGGTGGAAGAATAGGATACGCTGGTGGTGGAATAGCAGATTTAAGACAAGGATATTTTTTAGGAAAATTAGTTAAGAAAGCTGGAAGAGCACTTAAGAAAGTTGTGAAGTCACCAATTGGTAAAATAGGTTTAGGAATATTAGGAGCTAAATTTTTAGGACCTAAACTTTTAGCTGGATATGGAGGAGAAAATGCTTTTTTAAAAGCTCTTAAAGGTGGAAAATTATTAGGAGAAACAGGAATTTTTAGAAATATACCTGGTGCAAATATACTTATGGGTGGAAAAGGTTATGCTGATGATGCATGGAATCCATGGAAACTAGGAATACTAGGAATGTCTATGTATCCTTTGATTGCTGGTACGGGTGATGACGACGATAAAGATTTTACACAAACTGATTTATATAAAAAATGGCTAGCACAAAAACAAGGATGGGATCAAACATTTGCAGGAGTAGGTGATCCAGCTAATTTTCAAAGAATGCGTTTATACTCTGCTGATGGCGGAAGAATTGGGTATGCTGGTGGTTATATGGTAGATGATGAAGATGAAGAAGATCATAGATCAGCTGCTTTAGCAGCAATGTATAAAAATAGAATGGGTGCTCAAGAAGGTGGCTTAATGGATATGGGTGGTATGGAAAAAGATTATAGAAATGAAGGTGGATTTGTACCAATAGGTGGACAAGAACGAGCAGATGATGTACCAGCTAGATTAAGTAAAAATGAATTTGTATTTACAGCTGATGCTGTAAGAAATGCTGGAGGTGGAGACATCGATAAAGGCGCAGAGATTATGGAAAATTTAATGGAAAATTTAGAAAAAGGTGGTAAAGTATCTGAAGAGTCACAAGGACTTGAAGGAGCAAGAGATATGTTTGCCACATCACAGAGATTAGAAGGAGTATTATAATGGCTGTAACTGAACAACGACAATTATTTGCACCACAGATAGAATCTTTAGCAGAACAATATGCTAAGTCTATGGGTACACAGGCTGGAAAGCCATTTACAGCTGCAGATATTACTGCAATGGCTCCACAAGTTGCGCCACAAACAGCGTTACAACAACGAGCAACAGCGGATGCAACAGCAGGATTAGGTGCTTATTCACCATATGTTACAGCAGCAGGACAAGATTTAACAGCTGCAGGAACACAATTAACAGGAGCACAAACAGGTTTAGGTGCAATACAAGCAGGATATGCTGACCCAGCAAAAGCAGGAATACAACAAGCACAGACAACATTAGGTGGAGTTTCACCTTATATTACAGCCGCAGGGACAGGATTAGCTGGAGCTGGTACAACTTTAGGAACTGCAGGAACAGATTTAACAGCAGCACAAACTGCAATGGGTGGAGTTTCTCCATATATTACAGGAGCTTCGGGACTAACAGGAACAGGAGCAGGAACTGGAGTAGGATCAATTGCTTCTTATATGTCTCCTTACCAACAACAAGTTATAGATACGACACTTGCAGAATTTGATAAGCAAGCAGCAATGAGACAACAAGCTATATCTGATCAAGCTGTAGCATTAGGTGGATTTGGTGGTGGTAGAGAAGGTGTTATGCAATCAGAATATCAAACAGGATCAGATAGAAACAGAGCTGCACTAGAAGCACAATTACAACAACAAGGATTCAGCCAAGCTCAAGCTGCAAGACAGGCAGATCTTGCATCTAGATTAGGAATTGGTGGAGCACAACAACAATATGCTTCAGGTTTAGCTGGAATGGCAGGAGCTAGAGCAGGATTAGCTGGACAAGAAGCAGCACTTGCACAAGGACAATTAGGTTTAGGTGGTGCTCAACAAGCACTAGCAGCATCACAATTAGGTGCTGGACAAGCGTACTTGGCACCAGGACAAATGATGGCTGGTATTGCTGGTCAACAAGCAGGTATGGCTGGTCAAAGAGCAGCATTAGCACAGGCACAATTAGGTGCAGGTCAAACAAAACAAGCAATGATTGGAAGAGATGTTGGATTAGCGGGTCAAGTGGGCGCAATGGACCAAGCTTATGCACAAGCTGTAATGGATGCTGATAGAGAAAAAGCAAGAATGGGTCTATACGAGCCAATGGAAAGACTTGGTTGGTTAGGTCAAGGATTAACTGGATTGATGGGTGGAATGGGACCACAGTATCAATTCCAACAAGCACCAAATCCAAACCCATTAGCACAGGCTCTTGGAATGGGACTTAGTGGTGCAAGCATATACAAAGGTTTAACAAGCTAATGAACAGAACTTTAAGAAGACCGATGTTTAGAATAGGTGGGTCTGCTGAAGGAATTACTTCAGGACTACAACCAAGGCAAGGCTATGCAACTAACAAAGATAATCTTGTAGAACAAAATGATTATTCAAAGATGAATGTGGGTGATTTTTTAAAAACTGCAACTATGGGTGATATAGAAGACTTTGTTAAGTCAAAACAATATAAACCAAAAACTAATGTTTGGGATTACATAGGGGAAATAGGTTTAGATTTAATGTCAAGGCCAACAACAGGAAATATTGTGTCAGATATTGGTACGTCAATGAGAGAACCTTATTCAAAATATATACAACGTAAAGGTTCAGCAGCGGAACAAGAGTATGCAAGTGGAGCTGATTTATTTGAGACAATGTTAGGAGCACAGGCAAAAGTACTTGCAGCTGAAAGAGGAGAAGGTATGGCGGGTAAAACTGAACAATGGAAATTTGAACAAGTTCCAAAATTAATTAATACAATATCTGAAATGGAAGCAATACCTGTAGAGGAAAGAACAACTGAACAACAAAATGAATTAGACACAGCTAAAATTAATTTAGGTAGACTTGAAAAAGAAGATCCATTTGTTGGATGGTTCTTACAATCAGATCAAAGTGATAAATTATTTAAAAAAGTTAAAACTGAACTTCTTGAAGCAGATCAACGAAGTGAAGAACCAAAATACTCAGGTGAAGATGATCCACAATTATGGGAAGACACTTATGTAGAATTTAGAACAAGAGTAAAAAGAATGGGTAAAGCAGAAGGTGGTAGAATCGGTTATGAAATGGGTGGAGACGTGATGCCTGGACAACCAATGCAAGCAGCAATGCCCATGGACCAAGGAACTGCACCAGAAGATACAGCTGGAGTTACTTATGAAGAATTAAGAGCAAGACTTCCACAAGAAGTTACTGATGATATAGTAAGACTTCTTGCTAACAGCGCAGAGGCATTAGAAGACTTTGCTATGATACAAACAGAACAAGATATAAATATTTTCAATAAAAAATACGGTGTCAACTTAGTCTTACCATCGGAGGGCTAAAATGACTGACTATAATAAAGAACTATCTAAAGTTAGAGGTCCTTTTAGAGTTCGTCCTAAAAAGAAAAAAGAAGAACCTATTTCTACAGTTGACGATTATCAAAAAGCATTCATTAAAGGACTAGAGTCTTACGATGTAAGACAGAAGAAACCTGTTCGTTGGAATTTTTTAAAAGACAATGAAGGAATGTTTAATCTTGCCTTAGTTATTAATCCAAAAATGAGATTAGATATGGCCTATGCTTTAAAAAAAGCTGGGAAAGAAAAAATAGATCCCGTTAAACTTATGCGGGAAAAAAAGATAAATGAAAGAGATTACATAGATGGTTTTGATGAGATTGCCAAAGGAATAGAAACAGGAATTCACGAACTAGGAACTAGCATTGGCGAACTATTATTCATGGGAACAGATTTTTTTGCTAATACAAATTTTCAAGATGACTTTCAAAAAATGATGGCAAAACAAAAGCCTGATGAACCTGAAACATGGAGAGGGGATTTAACATCTTTAATGATTCAATATGGTGTTCCAGGAACATTAATTACGAAGATAGGAGTACGTGCTAAGAAACTTCAAAAAGTTAAAAACGCTATTGAAAAAATGGGTACGAGCAAAGCATCTAAAATAGCTCAAAGAGTTGTATCAGGTGCAACTGTTGTAGGCGCAACTGATTTTATTGCATCACCTGATAAAAGAAGAGTGCCTACTTTATTTGTAAAACCAGAAGACACTTCTAAATTATCTGGCAGAAAAAAAGCAGTAGCTATGTTTAGAAATAGACTTAGATATGGTGCAGAAGGATCGATCGTTGGAGGAATGTTTCCTCTAGTTGGTAAAACTATTCAACAAGTTTATAAATATGGCGCAAGACCTGTTGGTGAACCATTTGTTAGAATGAGCTTTAATACTGTTGGAGCAGGATTTAAAGGAGCAGCATGGTTATTATCTCAAGCTGATAAACCACTTCATTCTCAAATTGTAAAAAGTTTAGCTAATTCATCAGGCAATACTGTAAAGAAAATTGTTTCTCCATTAACAAAAAAATTAGGTGTAAAAGGATTACCACCCTTTGACCAATGGAGATTGTTTCAAACAATAAGTCCTAGTAAATCTGAAAGAAGTTTAAAAAGAATTGATAATATTTTATCTTGGTTTAGATCCTTTGGTAAATTACCAAAAGATATTGAAGGAGTTTCAGAACAAGTTGTATTACATGTAAAAGGAAGAGCTAGAAAAATAGATAAACTTTTAGAAGGTTTAGAAAAGCGTGCTTATAATTTAGCTAAAAAATATGAGCAAAGATATAATACAAATAACACTTCCAAACCTTATGAAAAAATGTTGTTGGATGATGTAGTAGATTTTTTAGAAGGTAGAGCAAAATTAAGTACAATTGATAAAAGTCTTAGACCAATAGCTTTTGAATTAAAAAATGATATCAATAAAGTTTTAAAAGAGTTTGGTAATAACATACCACAAGGTACAAAAGATGCCGTGTTAAAAGATTTAAGAAAATCTCTTACTAGTAACATAAATAACTACATGGTTAAATCTTTTGCAATATTTACTAATCCTAAATACGTTCCTGATGAAACTATTAGAAAGAATGCGAGAGATTGGATTGCTAAAAATGTAATTATGAGAAATAAAGATTTAAGAGAAAATGCTTTAGCAACTTATGGAAGAAAAAATTCTATTGAAAAATATGCAGACGATATTGTTAATGATATTTTAGCAGTTGGAAGAACGGGTGGAGTTAATCCAGTTAAAGTTTTACAAAAGATTGGAAGTGATGAAAACCTATTGAGAATGGATAAGTTTAAATTTCTTAAAACAGGTGAAGAACTTCCTCAAGCTATTAGAAAATTACTAGGTCAAGAAAAAGATTTAAAATCTCAAGTTTTATTTACAGTGTCTGATGCCATTGCTGCTAATGCTAAGAAAAAAGGCTTTGATATGATAGCCCAAATTGGGTTAAAAAATGGTTGGTTATATAGAACAGCTGCAGAAGCTAAACCAAGATTTGTAAATGCACAAAAAATATCGGGAACTGATCTTAACAGATTAGGTGGATTAAAAAGTCAGCTAGAAAACTTATGGACATCTCCTGAATTAAAACAAGTATTACTACAACAAGGAACACCTTTAGATAACCTTGCTAGAATACCAGTGTTCAGACAACTTCTTCAGTTTAAAGTTGCAGTTCAAGCTGGTAAAACTTTATACTCACCACAAACACAGGTTCGTAACGTAACTTCAGCATCCTTTTTTGCATTATGGAATGGACATGTAGGTCATAATGCTAGTGTTATAGACTCAATGAGAATGGTGATGAAAGATATTTTTAAAGCAGGTAAAGGTGGAGCTATTGATGAAGTAGAATTTAATAAGTATGTAGAAAAAATGGTTCGTCTTGGAGTTTGGGATGAAAACATTGTTGCAGAAGAGTTAAGAGCTGTAATGAATAACATTAGAAGAGGTGCTATTCAAAATGAAGATGAGTTATTTGAAAAAATAATAAAAGGACTTCCAACAGATAAAGTTGCAAGATTATATGCTGGTGGTGATAACCTTTGGAAACAATATGGATATGAATTTTTTAAATCAGATTTATCTGCAGCTTTAAAAAGTGTAGATGACGTAGCAGCTTATCTTAAATTACACAATCATCCTTTCTCAAGAAAAGATGTTTTTAGTGGACAAGTAAAAAGTTTAGATGAAGCTTTAGATGAAGCAGCAGCTTTTATGTTAAGAAATACTTATCCAACCTATAGTAAAGTACCTCCAGTAATACAGGGATTAAGAAACATCCCCCTTATTGGAAACTTCGTATCGTTTCCATCAGAAATGTTAAGAACAGGAGCAACATCTACTGCTATGTCATTAAAAAATATTAGATCTGATAACCCAGCGATTCGTCAAATGGGATACAAACAATTAATAGGAGCTTACCTTGCATTAAAAGGAATAGGTAAAGGTGCTCATGCTATTGCAAACTTTGTAACTGGAAATAGTGAAGAACAATGGGAAGCATACAAGAGATCAGGTGCTGCACCATGGGATCAAAACTCTAATCTTATTGGTATTATACCGTGGAAGAATGGAGAATCTGCAGCTATTAACTTCTCATACTTTAGTCCTTATGATGTATTAGAAAGACCTGTTCAAGCAGCAATGTCTATGGCAAATAAACAAGACATAGCAGCAGATCAAATAGATAACTATGTTTTATCATTAATGTTTGCTGAAGATGGTCCTATGATGGAATTGATGCAGCCATTTATTTCACCAGCAATTGGTCTTGAAAGAGTTCAAGATATTGTAGGTGGTAACTTCTTAGTTGGTGGTAGAGGTGGTCAAACAGCAGAAGGATTTAAAATATATTCACCAACAGATAGTTTAGAAGATAAATTTAATAAATCTTTTGCTCACATAGTTAAAGGGGCTAGCCCAGGTCTTATTACTAGTGGAATGAAATTAAAAAGTGCAATGGAGGGTGATGTATCTGGTGCAGGACAACCTATGAGAATTGAAGATGAGCTTATGGCTCTGTTTACTGGAACTAGAATTATAAGAATAGATGTTAAAAAAGATTTAAGATGGAGAACATCTAATACCAACAGACTTTTAAGAGCAGTTGATGAAACAGAAAAATTTTATAAAGCAAAAGGATTTATTGATCGTCCACCTTCTGTAATGGTTGATGAATATAATAACATGCAAGATGAAGCATTTAAAATACAAAGAGATATGTACATGGTTGTTCAAGATTTACGAATGTTAGATTTAAGTAAAGATAAAATAGAAGATATTATGATTGAATCTGGAATGAATAAAAAAATGGCTGGTAATTTAATTGATGGGTATTTCACTCCAATTCCATATTCCAAACCAAGATTTGAAACTAAAGTTGATACAGTTAAAGATCTTGCAAAACATAAAACAAAGAAAAGTGATAATTTTATTTATAATATTTCAGAAAGTTATGTTTTTCCTGAAGATAAATTAGATAGTGTATTTGATAGATGGGAAGATAAAAAATTCTTTCCTGAAGGATACAGACCTGAATTAGAAGGTGCAATAACCAATGACAAAGGAAGAGTTGTCTACGATGAAAGAGGAAAAATTAAAAAGGAACCTACTTTATTAGAAAAAGTAATTCCTAAAATAAGAAACATGGTTTTCCCTGGTTCACCACAAGCAAAAGCAGCACCACTACCAAAAACACCTATGCCTGATAGAAAATTAGTAGCAAGTATGCCACAAATTAATCAACAAACAGGGTTGACACGTACACAGTCTGCTCTATTATCACCAAGCGAGCAAGTAATTGCTAGGAAAACATAATGGCTAAACAACAACCACTCAACATATCGGACGAGGCAAAGGTGCAAATGCCTATGAAGACCGTAGTCTCTTTGATTACGATGGTCGCAATTGGCACCTGGGCTTACTTCGGTATCATTGAAACCCAAAACAAATTGAGCACGCAAGTAGAACTAATGTCTAAAGATTTAACTGAGAACACAGAGTTTAGAATTAAATGGCCACGGGGTCAACTTGGTTCGCTTCCTGCAGACTCCGAGCAATTTATGATGATCGAGGATCTTTACAAGACCACCGATAAGTTGAACAAGCACATAGAATCTATGGCTTTAAACAAAGTCAACATAGAATTTTTAAGAAAACAAATGGATAAAGTTTTAGAAGATATAGAAAAACTTAAAGACCAAAATAGAGAAATGCATTATAAAAACGGGAGTACATACCAATGATAGAGACTGTAATAGCACTACTGATGTTTGTACAAGGAGAGATTAAAGAAGCGCGTATTCAAGACTCAATGGCAATATGCCTTCGCGGGAAACGTGAAGCGGAGAGACAGTACAGTGAATCTGTATCTTATAAATGTATAAAATCTGAAGCAGAGCTAGAAGATAATATTGATGGCTCAAAATCAATTAAAAAACTTATTCTTAAATAATGAAAAAAGAAAACGCATTACAGAGAATTGAATCTCACGAAAAACTATGTAGAATTATGCAGAAACAAACTTACGATAAAATTCATAAATTAGAACATCAAATCAACAGAATAGAAAGCATTCTATTAGTATCTGTAGGAGCCTTGATTACAGGTATGGCATATGTTATATTTACTTTATTAACAAAATAAAAGGTAGGAAATTATGCAACTATCAAAACATTTTAAACTTGAAGAGATGACCAAGTCTATGACGGCAACTCGAAAAGGAATAGACAACTCACCAGGAGCAGGTGATATTAAAAACTTGGAGAACGTATGCTACGAGATACTTGAACCAGTTCGTGCACACTTTGACAAGCCAATAACTATTACATCAGGGTACCGTTCAGAAGCGCTATGCGAGGCGATTGGATCGAAAAAAACCAGCCAACATGCACGTGGTCAGGCCGTCGATTTCGAAATAGCAGGTGTGCCAAATATTAAAACAGCTTATTGGATTCAAAACAACTGTGACTTCGACCAGCTGATCCTCGAGTTCTACAAAAAAGATGATCCAGCAGGTGGCTGGGTCCACGTATCGTACAATGAAAAAGGTGCGAACAGAAAACAAGTTCTTACTTACGACGGGAAAAGCTACGAAAATGGCCTACCAGATATGAAATGGTCTGGCGGAAAAGTTGTAGGATAAGGTTGTAATTTTTAAAAAATAGTATATATAAGAAGTAAGAGTGCTTTAGGAAGGCTCTTAATTATTAACTGTCTAAACAAGGAGGTTACTATGACTGATCTAATAAATTTAAATAATTTCCTACCCAACTATATTGGTTTCGAAGATTTCTTTGAAAGATTTCATCGTCTACCAACTATAAACGCAGGCTTTCCACATTATAACATAAAGAAAGCAGGTGAAAATAAATACATCTTAGAAATGGCAGTGGCTGGTTATAAAAAATCAGACATCGATGTTCAGGTTCAAGATGGAGTACTATCTATTGAAGGAAAATCTTCTGGAGATAAGGAAGACTTTGTTCATAGAGGTATAGCTAAACGTGCA